TACCAATACCTCATCAGGAGTTGCAACTGTTGGTCACGGCTTGGGTGTTGCACCTAGTATGATTATTTTTAAGACAAGAAGCACGGCTTTTCAATGGAATGTGTATCACGCATCATTAGGTAACGATGCGTATATTGTTCTTAATACAACTGGCGCACAAGTTACGGGCGCAACAACTTTGTGGAATTCAACCTCTCCAACTTCAACTGTATTTACACTAGGAACGGCATGGCCAACCTTTATTCCTAGCGCAACAATGGTCGCCTACTGCTTCGCCGCAATCCCCGGCTACTCAGCGTTTGGTAGCTACACAGGCAATGGAAGTGCTGACGGGCCTTTTGTGTTTACGAATCATCGACCTGCTTTCTTGCTAGTGAAGCGTTCGAGTTCTTCCGGTGAGGGTTGGTGGATATACGATAGCAAGAGAGATACATTTAATATCGTTGATAATATCCTTGAGGCTAACTCATCTGGTGCTGAGATTTCTGGCGGTACATATCCAGTAGATTTCTTGTCAAACGGTTTCAAAATAAGAGGTATTAACGCTTTGTTAAATACTAACGGAGAAACTTACATCTACGCTGCCTTCGCTGAAAACCCCTTTAAGTATTCCCTTGCTCGATAGGAGACACACATGTTCGCAATCGTACAAAACGGTCAGATCATCAAGACCATCCAGGCTCACACTGAATTCGAGCTTAACGGCAAGCACTACAACAGCAAGTGGACGGCGCGAATGAATGCAGAGGAGAAGGCAGCGCTCGGCATCAGCGACATCGTCTACGGCCCACGCCCCGACGAGCGCTTCTACTGGGTGACGTCCAACGGCCTGCAGCTGGTCGACGGCGTGCCCACCGAAACCTACTCGAGCACGCCCAAGGACCTAGCCGCGCTGCAGACTCAGTACGTCGCCCAGTTCAAGGCCCAGGCCAACAACCTGTTGGCTGCCACCGACTGGATGGTGATCCGCAAGGTTGAGCGCGGCGTAGAGATCCCTGCAGAGGCGGTCACGGAGCGTGCAGACATCATTGCCGAGTGCGCCAGGCTCGAGGCAGCAGTCACCGCGGCCACGACGGTCGAGGAGCTCGCTGCTGCAGTCGGTACGGCCTACCAGGTCGAGGCACCGGCAGAAGAGGTTGTGATAAGCGGCGCGTCCGCGATGCCTGTTTAACGGTGAGCCGCCAAGCTCGAAAGGATGGAACGATGATTGGGTAAATCAGTACAAGTCAGCAACGTGCCTAACGGCCCAGCATTCTCTGCATACCGTAGCAGCAGCAACCAGTCGCTCACCTCCGGCGCATGGACCAAGATCCAGTGCCAGACGGAAGAGTTCGACACCGCCAGCGCCTACGACAACGCGACCAACTACCGATTCACGCCCCAGGTCGCGGGCTACTACCAGGTCAGCGGCAACCTCTACTTCACGGGCACGGGCATAACGAACGTCGCCGCGCAGATCTACAAGAACGGCAGCTCCTTCAAGCTCGGCACGTCTGTGGCCGGCGCCTCAAGCAACGAGGCCGGCGCCAACGTCTCTGCTCTTGTCTACCTGAACGGCACGACGGACTACGTCGAGCTCTACGGGCTCACGATCGGGACGTCTCCGGCGGCTTACGCAGGGCAGAACCTGACCTACTTTCAGGGCGTTTTAATTCGACCAGCATGATGATGTAACCACAACGTGATAGGAATACGGCAATGAGCACCAGTCAACACACAACCGAATCAGCCATTGGCATCGCCGCCAAGGCTGCCCCACCGGCCACTGTGTCGGCTGCAACCATTGCCGGGTACCCGGTCAGCGAGCTGGTGCTCTGGGCCACGCTGGTCTACACGGTCCTGATGATTGGCCACAAGGTCTTTCAGATCTACCAGGACGTGCGAGGAAAGAAGGGTGGCGACTAAGGCCCGCATCGCGGCCGCGGTGCTGTCGCTCTCTGCGGCCGCCTTCGGCGCGTTGGTGATCCATGAGGGCTACCGTGAGCAAGCCTACACCCCAGTGCCAGGCGACGTGCCCACGATCGGCTTCGGCACCACGCAGGGCGTCAAGCCTGGCGACAAGATTACGCCGGTGCAGGCGGTGGCCAGGGCGCTGCAGGACGTGCAGAGATTTGAGGGGGCGCTCAAAGAATGCGTAAAGGTTCCGCTGGCGCAGCATGAGTACGACGCCTACATCAGCCTGTCCTACAACATCGGCGGCCAGGCCTTCTGCTCAAGCACGCTGGTGAAGAAGCTCAACGCTGGCGACTACGACGGCGCCTGCCAGCAGATCCTGCGCTGGGACAAGTTCAAAGGACAGCAGCTGGCAGGCCTCACCAAGCGCCGCCAGGCTGAGTACAGGCTCTGCAAAGGTGAGCCTGGTTGAAGCTGGTGACGGCCGCCAACTGCCGGGAAATCTACGACATGTTGGCTGGCATTCCACCAATAAGGGGATGGCGTCTCCCCGCATCAGACGCCGTGGAGATCAAAGTGCGGGCGATGAAGGACTGCTTTGCGCTCTATGAGCCAGAGCCGCACACGATCGTGTTGTCAACGCTGAAGAACGGCCATCTCGACACCCTGGTGCGCAGCATTGCACATGAGATGGTCCACATGAAGCTCTACATCAAGGGTGACGCACACTGGCATGGACATGAACACTCATTTCAAGAATTAGCCGACAGCGTCTGCGACCTGCTCGGCTTCGACCCCAAGGAGTTTTGAGCATGGCGACACCACCACTAAGCGACGAGCTCGTTATAGAGGCCTACAGAGCCTACAAAGAGGCGGGCAATAACAAAGTACAAGCGGCCAAGGCGCTTGGCATACCAGAGGCGACATTCTGGGGGCGGCTGCGGCGCTACTTCGACCGTTTTGGAGAAGAGACGCCCGAGGCTAAAGGCCCCGAGTTCACTGTGCTGACCGTAGCCGGTGACGGTGACCTCGACATCGATGAGCTGGTTGAGCACCGCATCCGAACCTTCGGCAAGCGCCGGGAGTATGAGGAGGCCACCAAGCTGATCGACGTAAAGGTGCGCCTGGATGGCCCGATCGGGATCCTGCACTTCGGTGACCCGCACGTCGACGACGACGGCACAGACCTAGCGTTGCTGAGAGAGCACAGTGACCTGACCAAGATCGAGGGCGTCTGGGGCGCCAACGTCGGCGACACGACCAACAACTGGGTCGGCCGCCTGGCGCGCCTGTATGCCAACCAGGCCACGACCGCGGACCAGGCCTGGAAGCTCGCTGAGTGGTTCATCAAGCGCACCCGGTGGCTCTACATGGTCGGCGGCAACCACGACGCCTGGGCAGGCTCTGCTGACCCCCTGAAGTGGATTGCCAGGCAGCAGGACACGCTCTACAAGCCCAGCGAGTGCCGGGTGCGTCTCAAGTTCCCCAACGGCCGCAATGTGATCGTCAACGCCCGGCACGACTTCGCCGGCCACAGCCAGTGGAACCCGGCGCACGGGCAGATGAAGGCGGCCATGATGGGCTACCGGGACCACCTAATGATCAGCGGCCACAAGCACACGTCCGGCTATGGCGTCGTGAAGGATGCCGGCACCGGCCGGATCTGCCACGCGGTCCAGGTGGCCAGTTACAAGCTCTACGACTCCTACGCCAAGGAGCGGGGCTTTCGGGACCAGACACTCAGCCCGGCCTGCCTGACGGTGATCGACCCTGAGCTCGAGGACACCCACCCCGACATGGTCAAGATCTTCTGGGACCCCCAGCAGGGCGTTGAGTACCTGCAGTGGAAGCGGAGCAAATGCACCCCCTAGTGCGCGTCCTGGCGCCCTATGTGGCGACGGCCGCGGTGGCGGGTGCCATCGCATGGACAGTGAACGGCTGGCGCCTGCAAGGCCGCCTAGAGGCTCTGCAGCGGGCTCATGCAGAGGCCCTGGCCACGGCACAGGTCCAGGCCAGGCAAAAGGAGCAGACTCTCGCGGCCAAGGCCGCACAACTGACGGAGCAAAAGAATGCGGAACTACGCAAAATTCGCGGCGCTCTTGACGCCACTATTGGCCAGCTGCGCCAGCGTCCCAGCCGTGCCGAGCTGCCCCCAGCCGCCAGCACTTGCCAAGCAGCCACTGGGCGAGAGCTTTCAGCAGAAGATGCAGAGTTTCTTGCAAGGGAAGCTGCCCGAGCCGACGAGCTCCGAGCAGCGCTGAGCGCCTGCTACGACCAGTACGAAAACCTCACAAAATAGTGTGTCGTGTCTGTGCCAGACACAGGTAGAAATGAGGGGAAAAAGGGGGCCATTCAGACCCCCCGATTGCGGCTAAGTGTCTGATTCCACACAGTATAGCTGGGCATTGTGATGGAAGATGACCGAAATGTAAGACATTGATTTAGCTGCACTTTTTTCGCTAGGCGACCGAATGTGACGTGAATGTGCCAAACATTTCATGTCCTGGAATATCTTTGCCCGCGAAATTGTAATAAAAGCCTTTTCAGTGGTGGCCGTAGCTCAATTGGTAGAGTCCAGGGTTGTGATCCCTGTCGCTGTGGGTTCGAGTCCCATCGGCCACCCCAAAATCTTCCCCGTCAGACGTTCTTGAGCTTTGGAAAGATGCTCTGGCGAGAGGTGAACGTAGCGCTCCAGCATCTGGGGCGACTGCCAGCCGCCGAGCTCCTGCAGGGTCTTTTTGTCGGTGCCGGCCATCATGTGCCAGCTGGCAAATGAGTGCCTAATGTCGTGAAAGCGCAGCGTCTCCGGCAGCTCGGCCTTGCGCAGCAGGTTGCGCCAGGTCTTGGTCGGAATACGCCAGTCGCTGCCGAACACAGTCTGCTGGC